TTAATGTACCCACAAATCCAGTAGCAGTTACTTTACCTGTGCTTGGATTATAGGTAAGTGTTCCATCAGATTCTAATCCAAGATTACCACCATCAACATCTCCACCAGCAGTAAAGATAAGAGCATTACTCTCATTTGTAGATTCGTTGTCTGTAATGGTAACTGTTGTTGCTAATGTTGCAAGTGCTACCGCAATATTAGCACTACCGTCAAAGGAGGTTCCACCGATAGTTCTAGCAGTTTCTAGTATGGTTGCTTCTGCAGCCAGTCCTACCGCAATATTAGCAGTCCCATCAAAACTTGTTCCACCAATAGTTCTAGCTGTTGCTAGTGCAGTTGCAGTTGCGGCAAGTCCAGAAGTTGATTGGTTACCAGCAGCGTTTACGCCAGGCAAGTTTATATTAGCACTACCGTTAAACGAAACCCCACCAATAGTTCTTGCGGTTGCTAATGCAGTTGCCGTTGCAGATAATGCTACAGCAATATTTGCAGAACCATTAAATGATGTACCGCCAATAGTTCTAGCAGTCGCAAGTGTTGTTGCCGTTGCAGATAATGCTACAGCAATATTTGCAGAACCATTAAATGATGTACCGCCAATAGTTCTAGCAGTCGCAAGTGTTGTTGCCGTTGAAGCATTACCTGTAACCTCACCAGTAAGAGGCCCAGCAAATGCGTCAGATGTAACTGTTCCATCAAAGAAAGCATCTTTGAATTCTAGTGAACTTGTACCCAAATCAATATCATTATCCGTTACCGGAGCTAAAGCTCCATCTATCAATTTTATTTGGTCTGCACCACCAGCTCTAAAGATAATATTATTATCTGTTGCAAAATCTATATCATTGTCAGCATCTCTACCAACAACTAAAGCTGCATTTGTAAGAGATGTAATAGTTGATTGCGTAGTACCTATTACAAAGTCTAGTGTATTATCACCATCAACATATGAAACTGTAATACCTGTCTCTGTATTACTTCCAACCATTGCACCAACTGTGTCGGAGATTGTTTCTGCAAGTGTAGTTCCATTAACTGTAATAGCATCTGCTTCGAGTGTTCCATCAACATCAACATTGCCACTTATATCAAGTGTGGCTGAAGTAAGTGCGCCAGTAATAGTAATATTTCTACCGCCAGTGATATCTTTATCTGAATCTGTTATGATTGCTTTACTAGCAAGAACTGTACCAGCAGTAATACCATCTAGTGCTTCTAATTCTGCTTCTGTAAGAACCGCACTACCAACAGTAATTGAGGTTGCAGCAGTTAATGCACCAGCAGCTACAATTGTTCCTGATACATCAAGATTTCCATTAACGTCAATGGTTGTTGCGTTAATTTCTATTTCTGTATCAGCTACCAAATCCAATACGCCGTCTGCACTTTGTGAAATATGTGTTCCACTATCACCAAATTGTAACTGGTTAGTACTATTAAGAAGAACCCCAGTGTTGGCAACATGGGTTAGTGTAACATCTTGGCTACTACCAAAATTAACAACTGCACCACCAGCTAAGAACAAACCAGACCATTCCAAAGAATTTGCACCAAGGGCAGCACCACCAGATGATGTTGGAGAGATACTAGTTACAATCAAAGGTGCAGTTAAAGTCACCACTGTTGCAGTGGCACTAATACCACTAGTCAAAGACGATGCATCTCCAAGTAGAGTATAAATCTCTAAGAAGTTGTCATTAACTTTATTAATAGCTACCCGTAAAGTATCGCCAGTGCCATCGTCTGCAGCCTGACCTATTCCAATTGATTTATTTGCCATCTATATTCTCCTAATACTATTTATCATAAAAATATTGTTACTTATCCTGTAATATCAAGGATCACCAAATGGATTTGACTCACTGAAGTCCAATACTGTGTCATCTAATCTATCAAACAATTCATTTTGTGCGGTCTTGTCTACAACTCCATCACCAAGAATTGGAACATCTTCTGATAGGATATATTCATCCCCACCAGATTCAGATAAAATACTTTCACCGAATGAAGCAGGGTCTTGACCTGCACCAATTGATACAGCATCACTAGTAAGATTTGTTAAATCAGCAGTAAAGATAACCTTATCTACAGTTAATGATTGCCCAACAATTGATGCATTTTCAAGAGTTAGCTGGTAATCAGAACTTGAAGTTGATAGAGAATCTTCTATTGCATCAATTTCAGTAATACCTGTATCAAGAGTGTCTGAACCATAATCAAACAGGCGACATTTCATTTTATAAACTGGATTATTGTCCAACTGATGGAAAGGTTCATCATGATCTACAAAGTTAATCTCAAATAACTTTTTGAGTAACGGGTGATAAATTGCATCACCCTCTAGAGGACGGTCAGCATCAGTTGCATCAGTTTCATTTATAATATAAAATATCTCTCCTGCTAGTTTAGATTCAGAAAGTGTACCAGCCTCCAATTGAATAGAACCAGAGGATGTTGAATCTGTTGCTGCTTCAATCTGTAGTTGTTTTGTTTTCTCTTGGAACCTTGTTTTACTTACAACAAAGGTTGCTTCACTTAAATTCTGTAAACCAAACTGAGACATCAGTTCTTGTTCTCCAGCATAACCACCACCAGAATCTTCCATATACATTTCAATAAGAGACTGAGTATTAAATTTAGATAACGCATCTTCGCCAAGCACTGTGTCTTCTGCAACTAATGTGCGGTCAAGATAATATACATCATGACCGTGAATTTGAATTGCTTCTGCAATCAAGTTGGCATATAGTGATTGTTCAGTTGTGCCTATTTGTCCCGTGGTCATGAGTTTGCAATCCCCGCATCACCAAATGGATTTGACTCACTAAAGTCCATTACTGCATCATCTAATCTATCAAACAATTCATTTTGTGCGGTCTTGTCTACAACACCATCACCAATATAATATTCTTCAGATATAAGGAAATCAATCCCACCAGTTTCAAGTAGAATGCTTTCACCATATGAACTTGGATCGACCGCCACTATTGTGTTGTCCAGAGTTACAATTGTAGAAGAGAGATCAAAATCACCAAAATCTAGAGTTATTGGGCCACCCACAATTGATGGTCTTTCAAGAGTAATCTGATATTCAGAACTTACAATTGATAGATCATCTGATATTGCATCAATTTCAGTAATACCTGTACTAAGTTCTTCAGAACCATAATCAAACAACCGACAACGCATTTTATATACTGGATTAGTATCTAACTGATGAAAAGGATTATCGTGATCTACAAAATCAATCTCAAACAATTTCTTTAGTGTTGGATGATAAATTGCATCACCCTCAAAAGGACGGTCTGAATCAGTTGCAGCAGTTTCGTTTAGAATATAAGATATTTGACTATCGGATACCGTACCAGATTCCAACTGAATAGAGCCAGACGATGTTGAGTCTGTTGATGTTTCAATCTGTATCTGTTTTGTTTTTTCTTGAAACTTTGTCTTACTTACAACGAAGGTTGCTTCACTTAAATTCTGTAAACCAAACTGAGACATCAGTTCTTGTTGGCCTGCGAAACCACCACCAGAGTCTTCCATATACATTTCAATAGAAGATTGCGTATTAAATTTAGATAATGAATCTTCACCAAGAACTGTATCTTCTGCAACTAGTGTGCGGTCAAGATAATACACAGAGTGTCCTCTATGATGAATAGCTTCTGAAACTAAATCAGCATATAGGGATTGCTCAGTTGCAATTGCAGCTACACCACTTGTATGGAAATGTTTATTAACCGCCATTAATTATCCTTTACAAATCCTAATATGTTTTGTGAGGTTCCCAGCATTCATTTTTTTATTACAACTAGGGCACCCATAGAGTTTGCTAATACCTACCATTTGTTTCCTTATGTGTTCTTCTGTGTGTTTCGTGCCCATCTTTGCTTTACTCATCTTTCTCTTGGATTCTTCTGTGCGTTTCTTGCCCACATTCTTACCCATCATAGATATAGACCTTTTCCTTCTAACTTCTGGGTCTGCGCTTTTATTATCTCTGGTTTTCATACCTTTGATATAGTTAGTTCTTACATCATCTCTCCACATTGCCTGTTTGGTTGTATGGGCAATCTTCTCCCTGATTGTATTTATATTTTCAGGGTAAGAAGACCAATGGCCAGTCGCCCCAATAGAAAGGTTATAATATCTTTCTTTTAGCAACTCAGGGTTTATCAATTGCAACCAGCATTCTTCCTTTTGTCTAAGCAAAACCCTATCATCTGTTCTAAATAATATTTTCCTTCTAAAATCGTCTGGTCTATTTTTATACGCTTGTTTCATCCAAAAAGAACTACAAACATAACCATCATCTTCAGTTCCCCAATGAGAACCTATATAGTATCTAGCGTGTTTCCTGTCTCGCCAAATATAAACAAAACCATATTTTTCCATTATTCACTCCTATAGAAAGTTAATTCCTATAGTTATTTATAAAAGTATGTGTTTTAACCTATCATATAATTAACTGGCAACTCAAAGGTAAGTTGAATTTGTTCTTCCAACTTATTAATCTCTTCCTGTGCTTGTGAATAGATAGTTTCGCCATTCATAGTAACTCCGCCCAGCATAGCAACACCACTGAACTTGGATAGGTTTGCACCCCACTGTTGCTTAATCAGAGCAGTTGCATATCTTTTTAGAAAAATATCATCATAAATATCTGTGAATGTTGTTGGGTCTATTTTACGATAACATTCTACAATAATATAGTCTTCACCCGCAACAAAGTCATTTGTCCAATCCCCATCAATATAAAGACGATTCTGATGTTGGTTAAATCGGATTGGTGTTTCACCAACAAGAATGTGTTCTAGAAGGTCTAGGTTATCCATCGCCATCTGATACTGAATAACAGAAGTAGAAGATAGGTCATACAAGTCATTAAGGCGCAACTGGTAACGAACATCAAACATGTTCGAACCACCACCTGTACCTGTGAATGGCCAGACTTGTATCACTGACACAACAGCAGAGGGCATTGGAATAAAATTACTACCCTCTAGAAATGTATCAGTAATAGTGCTGTCTACTGTATCAGTTCCAGTTGAGGATACATTTTCTGTTCCTCTTGCAACATCTGCAGCAGTAATCAGATGTTTGAGATACATCTTCTCAATACCATCATAATGATATTGTGCAAAATACTGAAGAGCTTCATCAATACGGTCATCTGTCTGATCGTCTGATACGTTAATATCAATAACCCCAGAACCTAATGCTCTCAGGCAATACGATTTAAATGTTGATTTACTTGTAGGTATGGCCATGTGGAGTTATCCTTTTTTATATATTTATAATATTTGTTTTATTGCAATACAGTTTGGGCCAAATTCAACGCCCTTATCTATCCATCCCCCAATCTTATTAAATCCCACACTCTCATATGCTGGTATTGCAGTTTTTCGTGGCATTGTCCATATAATTCTACATTCTTCTCTCTTTGCAGTTTCTATTGTTAGCTTGAGTAGAAGTTTAGATAATCCCTCTCCTCTTTTTTCTGGTTTTACATATAAACCTCTAGACCTGTAAATATCATCATCAGTTCTAAATCCACTATTTACGCCAATAATTTCTTCTCCATCCCTTACTGCCCAGAAGGTAGGTTCAAATAATAAAATATTTCTGTCTTTAGTAACATCAACTTTACCATAATCTTCCCACATATACGGATTCCACATAAGAATATTTATTGGCTGAATTTTATTAATCCTACCCGGCCACAGGCCTTCATTCCAAAGGTCATATGTTTTTTCAAAGGTAGTTTCAAAATATTCATAAGAGCTCATAATATACCTCTATTTAGATAAGTTATATAGTCAATTCTAATATTAATTGAGGTAGATTAACCTTATGTATTTTTCCATATTTAGATATAAAATTTTCATTATAAACAGTCAATAAAGATTCACACATCAAAGGAACTTCTTCTTCTATCTTATTATTAACCAAATAAAAATATGAATCGTTATCAATAAAATCATCACAACTTCCATATCTTGCCACACGTTTATTTTTAAAATTATTTAACGCTAAAACATTTTCTTGAGATACCATAGAAACATAAATTTTACCGTTAGGAGTTAAATATGTTTTCAATGTATCAATTGTTTCAATAAAATATTCGAATGTGGTATGAGAAAAAATACTAAAAGAAAATATAATATCATATTTTTTAGGAAGTTGTATATCTTCATTTCCAGATGCATTATACATTGGACTGTACAGGTCCAAATAAATCCAATCTGCTTCAGGATAATCCCTTTTCCCTAATGTTATTGCTTCAAGGTCTACATCAACACTAGTATAATTTATTGGAAGTATTTTTCCATTACTACTACGAATTAAATTACCTTTACTTCCCCCCCAATCTAATATGCTAAGGTCTTGTAAATTTAAAATTTCTGATAGGGGGTTGTATAAATCTCGATTTGTATTATGATTCATTTAAATAAATTTCATTAATTGATAAAATTTTCATAATCTATCCATTCGTGTGGTTTATTTCTATGGTTCGTAAAATGCACAAACTTTATATCAGGATGAAATTCTCCCCCCATATATATCCAATCGTTACCAGTTACCTTTTTATATTGCTCAGTCATTTTATACTGCCAAGTTCTGATATTGTTAAAGCTTATAACCTTATTATCAGCAACCCATCTAGTGAACCATTCATCAGGTAATGTAACCAATTCTAATCTTTCATTCACATTATCTTCTACAAAATACTGTTCACCATTAACAGGGCCAATGGTCTGTCCATTATTAATATAGAATTGTTGCCAATAATGAATATCTTTCATAAACTTATCATAGATGTATTTACATTCCTTTGGATAGTATTTGAAGAACCCACCATTAATTTGATAAGTATCAGAATCCTCTCTCCACCAACCTGGCATTGCTAGAAACTGGCCTGGTTTAATAGGATAGTCAAATATTTTTTTATAATCACCCACAAGTAAAATATCAATATCTATTACACAGATTGGTTCATCAATGTCTAATTGCATACCCCACATCTTATTCCATTGAAGGGTAACATCTGGATGATAAGGCTCATGAACCCAAATGAACTCATGGTCAGGTAATTTTTCTTCCAGATATTTTTCATATTCTGGTCCGTATTTATCACCTATTCTAATTGTTAATATTTTCATGTAATGCATCCAACTATATGTACTCTATCTTCCGGTGATCCATTTAGTGCTGTATGTTCTTGTGTAGTATCAATTTCATAATAATTGCCATCAGCAGGAAGATGTATAATATCTTTGTTGACAATTAACCAACATTTTTCATTTGTATAAATTGGTATATGAATTCTTTTTGATGAATCAGTATGAATTGTATAACAAACTTTTGGTTTCAATAGCAGCACTCTGGTTCTATACATATTTAGTTTTTTAATTATAGAATTAATATAAGGTATATCAAAGTTAGGATATATAAAATCTGTTTCTTTATATGGCTTATAATTTTTACCCGATCCAATACCAAAATATGGGTCAGCATCAACTTCTTCCATTCCCTGTAGGCAAATTTGGTCGATAGGAAATTTGAATTGTGGTAAAACCATTAACTCATTTTTTATAACCTCAATGTCTAACATATCCATCTTCTATCCCACTGTTTGGTTGGTTGAGTTCCTTGAAACCAACAAATATTTGCCGAGTTAATTAAAACTTGATGTAGTTTATTATATGAATTGACTAACTCTTCTAAAGTGTAGTATGCATGTGACATATGATAGCTAAATATATTGCTTGTGTCAAAGAAAACATTTTTTCCCTTGACTTTTTCAGAAAGTTTGTTATAGTCTGGTGTTATAATATCCATCAACCAATATTCTAACTCTTGTTCGTTTCGCATATACTCTTGTAAAATTCTAAGTTCTTCATGGGAACCCATATCACGTATTCTTTTGGATGCGGGCCCGTTGCCGACATTATCAACCAGATTTATCTTTGTGACATCCTTATATGTATAGAGTTCATCCAAAGACATATTCATATCAACTATAGTTTTCTTTACATCAAGATTGTCTTGAGTGTAATCATACATTATTACTTCACCATTAAAGTTTAATTTATCAACAAGCAACTCTGTACTATAACCAGCTGTAGGAGAAAACAATATATTAAAAT